TTTCACCGCATCGAAGAACCCGCATCATACGGGAATGGGAAGTATCAGGACCAAGAAGACAAACCAGTTCACGCTCGGAATTGATATAATGCCAACATTGTTTTATATTTAAGATACGCGACCAGTCCGCTTGACTGAGATATGAGGTGAAACATGGCACAGAAGGAATCAAACGCAGGACGCCCGACCAAATACAAACCCGAAATGTGCAAACAGGTCATCAAGTTTGGTAAGAAGGGAATGAGCAGGCCATAACTTGCCGTCAACAGGTAAGGTGGCTCGCAACGCCTTGTTGAGTGGTTCGCACGCTAAACCCTTGCAAAAATTGCGCGGAACGCATAGAATTTGGTGGCAGCCCCAGCTTAGGGAGATCAAATGGACTGGCCAGCAGATAAAGTCGAACGTCGTAAAGTTTCGGAACTAATCCCCTACGCTCGCAACAGCCGCACCCACAGCGAAGCGCAAGTAGCACAGATCGCCGCCAGCATCCGCGAATGGGGATGGACTATGCCGATCCTCATAGACAAAACAGGAAACATCATCGCAGGACACGGGCTCGTCATGGCGGCACAAAAACTGGGCCTCAACGATGTTCCTTGCATGACAGCAAAGGGATGGAGCGAAGCCAAGCGGCGCGCCTATGTCATTGCGGATAACAAGCTTGCGCTGAATGCCGGGTGGGATGATGAAATGTTGCGCTTTGAGTTTGACGAATTGCGCGACATGGGTTTTGATCTTGAGTTGATGGGTTTTGAGTTGGGTGAGATCGACGCGCTATTTGATGATAACGCCGCAGAAGATGACATATTGCCAGACCAAAAAGAATTGCACGCCACCTTTGAGGTTGTTGTTGAATGCAGCGATGAGGCCGCGCAAGAAGTTGTTTTCAACCTTCTGACGAAGAAGGGTTACAAATGCCGAATTTTGACCATGTAATCGAAACAGAATACAAGCCATCATTTCGAACAGAAAAAGTTGTTGGAATGTTTGATGTCCCAGCGGCAAAAAAATTGCGCAAAGAATGGCGCATCAACATGCCGATTGAAGAAAAAGATTGGCAAATTGGTTTGATCGTCGGCGCGTCTGGGTCTGGCAAAACAACAATCGCTCGTCGTGTTTTTGGCGATGATACATATCATCAAGACTATAATTGGTCGTCGGCATCTTTGCTTGACGATTTTGATGATGGTTTGTCTGCTTCTGAAATCACCAACGCCCTTTCCCATGTTGGGTTTTCGTCACCGCCGGCGTGGCTGTTGCCATATGACGCGCTTTCCAATGGGCAAAAATTTAGATGTGAATTGGCGCGGTGCTTGACGGATCAACGCCCTTTGATCGTTTTTGATGAATTTACCTCCGTTGTGGATCGCAACGTGGCGAAAGTCGGCAGTCACGCGGTGCAAAAGGCAATCAGAAGCACGAACAAAAAATTTGTCGCGGTGACTTGCCATTATGACGTTGAAGGTTGGTTGAAAGCTGATTGGGTTTATGACGTATCTGCGTCATCGTTCAAATGGAGGTCAGAAAGGCGACCATCGGCAAAAATTCAGATATTCAGATGTCATCACTCTGCTTGGCGATTGTTTGCAGGAAATCATTATTTAAGCGCTGATTTGAACAAAGCATCAACATGCTTTATCTTGATGTTTGATGAGGAGCCCGCCGCGTTCACAGCGATTTTGCCGTTTACTCATCCAAAAGTGAAGAACCTGTGGAAAGGGCATAGGACAGTCACGCTGCCAGATTATCAAGGTTTTGGCCTTGGGAATCGTCTGTCTGAGTTTGTTGGGGAGTGGCTGCATCAACGAGGCAAAAAATTTCGATCTGTTACTTCGCATCCTGCCATGATTGGCCATCGGCACAGGTCAAGCGCTTGGATTATGGACCGAGCGCCAAGCAGAGTAAACCCGCAGGGGAAAAGCACCACAGTTAAAAACATCACAAAGGGAATGGGCCGTTTGACCGCATCTTTCTTATATGTTCCTCAATGCAAACGGGAGGCAACATAATGGCTGCCCAAAAACCCGCCTCCGAACGCAAAAAGACAGGACCAAAGGGGCCTAGCAAGCCAATGTCAGATAAAGAATTCGCTCAGCTTGTCGCTATGATCCGCATTCAGTGCACCCGTGATGAGATTTGTGACATTCTTGGCATGAGTGACACCACCTTGAACCGACGCATCAAGGAGCAAGGCATTGAGGGCGTGGATAATTTTGAAGCCCTTTATAAAAAGCACAGCGGCGAAGGAAAGGCCAGCTTGCGCCGCATGCAATGGAAGGCCGCTGATGCAGGCAACCCAACGATGCTCGTTTGGCTTGGCAAGCAGATGCTCGGCCAGAAGGACAAGCAGGAACTTTCTGGCCCGGACGGCGGCGCTATCCCGGTTGAGATCAAGCGCACGATCGTTGACCCGAAATCAGAATGAGGCTGGACATAAAAACCCCACGCTGGTCCGTTCCGATCCTGCAGCGTGAAGATGCGCGTTACATCGGCGCGTATGGCGGGCGGGGTTCTGGCAAATCTCATTTCTTTGCTGAACTGCTGGTCGAACGATCGGTGATGGGCAAGGTTGATGCGGTTTGCGTCCGCGAGGTTCAGAAGTCTTTGGCGCAATCGGTCAAGAAGCTGATTGAAAACAAAATACAGGAACTTGGCGTTGGGCATATGTTCGACGTGCAGCAGTCGCAGATTAAATCCATTCATGGCGGCATCATCATCTTTCAGGGGATGCAGAACCATACCGCAGACAGCATTAAATCGCTCGAAGGCTTCGACATTGCGTGGGTAGAAGAGGCGCAATCGATCAGTCAGTTTTCGCTGGACCTTCTGCGCCCGACAATTCGTAAGCCAAAATCACAGCTTTGGTTTAGCTGGAACCCGCGTTATGAATACGATCCAATAGAAGGCCTGCTGCGTGGTCCACAGGCACCACCAGATAGCATCTGCGTTGAAGTGAACTACAGCGACAATCCGTGGTTCCCTGACGTTCTGCGCGATGAAATGCTTTATGATCAGCGCCGCGACCCGGACAAATACGCGCACGTTTGGAAAGGCGAATACGTCCGCAACAGCGAAACCCGCGTTTTCAAGAACTGGACGATTGACGACTTTGAGGCGCCGGCAGATGCGATCCACCGCCTGGGAGCAGATTGGGGATTTGCCAGCGACCCAACGGTTTGCATCCGCTGCCACATCGTCGGCCGGAAGCTGTTCATCGATTACGAGGCCTATCAGGTGGGCTGCGAGATCGTGGACACGCCTTCGCTGTTCATGAGCGTCCCCGAGGCTGAACGCTGGCCGATGGTGGCCGACAGCGCGCGCCCGGAAACGATCAGCCACATGCGAAAGAATGGCTTTCCGAAAATCCAGCCGGCGGTTAAAGGCCCGAAGTCTGTCGAGGAGGGCATTGAGTGGCTCAAGTCGTTCGACATCATCGTTCACCCGCGCTGCAAGCACGCGATTGACGAACTGACGCTATACAGCTACAAGACCGATCCTGACACAGGGAAGGTGCTGCCGGTCCTCGAGGACAAGCACAACCACGTTATCGACGCGATCCGCTATGCCTGCGAGGGCGCGCGGCGGGCAAATAATACGAAGCCAAAAACCGCTCAGCCGGTCTCCATCAACATGCCAATTGCTCGGTGATTGTTTTCTGCGCAAATTCCGTTTATAATTCCGAAGACTTTTTCTTTGCGAGGCTGAGACGTGGCACGATTGACCAAAGAGCAACGGCTGGCGAGCGTCCACCAGGACGCGCTGATCGAATTTGACAGCATCCAGTCTGCCATGCGCGACGAGCGCTTGCAATGCCTTGAGGACCGCCGGTTTTACTCCATTGCCGGTGCGCAATGGGAAGGGGCCCTAGCCGAGGAGTTCGAAAAAAAGCCCAAGTTCGAGGTGAACAAAATTCACCTCTCAATCATGCGGATCATCAACGAGTATCGGAACAACCGTATCACCGTGGACTTTATCAGCAAGGAAGGCGACGAGGACGACAAGCTGGCCGACGTTTGCGATGGGCTCTACCGCGCAGACGAAGAGGACAGCGTGGCTGACGAAGCCTACGACAATGCCTTCGAGGAAGCGGTGGGCGGTGGCATCGGCGCTTGGCGTCTGCGGACCGTCTACGAGGACGAAAACGACGACGAGGACGATCGGCAGCGCATCCGCATCGAGCCGATCTACGACGCAGACAGCACCGTGTTTTTCGACCTGAACGCCAAGCGCCAGGACAAGAGCGATGCCCGCTCCTGCTACGTCCTTACCGCCATGACCTTTGAGGCCTACAAGGAACAGTGGAACGACGACCCTGCATCCTGGCCGCATGAAGTCAGCAATGCAGAATTTGACTGGGCAACGCCCGACACGGTTTATGTGGCCGAGGTCTACAAGGTCGAGGAGCGCACGGAGGTGGTTCGCATCTTCCAAACCATCGACGGCGAGGAAGAGCGTTACAGCCAGGCAGACTTTGAGAACGACGAAACGCTCGAGGAAACCCTCGCAGCCATCGGCACGGTTGAGGTCCGTCAGAAGCGCGTCAAGCGCCGGAAGGTCCGCAAATATCTGATG